ATGAGTGATTTAATAGATGGTGAATTTAACCCTCACGTTTATCTTATGGAGTGTTTTATTCGTGATTTATTTACCTTAGCGATGGATGACGATAATTCAAGTCTTCGTTTATTCCGCCATACGCTTATTGGTGATTATAAATGTAAGGATGAATGCAGAAAAATCATAGAGATAGTTGCTAATAGTTTTAATCACTACACAAACCCAACAGAGATGTTATTGATGTATTTGGGCATTGATTTTGATGATTTTAATGATTTTAATGATTTTAATGACCCGCTCCTTGTTCACCGTTCAATTGATAAACGTGGACGTAAAATACTGGCTGACGCAAAAATATGCGAAAGAGGACATGATATTATTAATGCTGCATTTGTAATGTACTCGTTGGGATTAAAAGAAAATGCAGATAGATTAACCAGAGTTGGCATGGAAATAATAGTTAATGATGCGTTTAAAAAGGAGTTTGATAATTTAAATAAAGAAGATACCATAAAAAATGGATTGTCTGATTTAAATAGAAAAAAGGCATCAAAACCAAGAAGTAAATATTATGATGAAGTGATGTTTGTAATAAAAGCTACTTGGGAAAAGTATCCAAATGCAAGCCAGACTAAGCTTCTTGATAAATTATGCTTACATTATGCAGATAAGGTCACCAGAAACACTTTATTAAACTGGATAAAAAAATCAGGAGCAAGGCCACCAAAACCGAAACAATATTCATCTTGTAAGTTAGTACACCCCCAATAACCGGCTATTGGGGGGGCGATAGCTGGCTATTGCGCTACGTTAGCCGGTAATTGTAACCATACAGCATGTTAATGGTCTTAATAAATTAGTTATTTTCGTTGATAGTTATCACCAATGTTAATTAGAAATATACGGTGATAATTATGCAAACAATCAAAACAGATAAAAAACTCTCCAGAAAAGAAGCTGCGAAAGAGCTTTGTGTCAGCCCGCAAACTTTGGCTAATTGGGCCAGTAACGGGAAGATAGATATTCCCTATCATAAAATTGGCAAGAGAAAAGTCTTTTACTATCAATCAGATATTGATGCCTATATTGCATCTACCAGAACCACCCACGCTGAGTAGTAGCAAAATCAATTAAAATAGGTATCTAAATTATGAAAAACAAAAATAAGACCGTTACCGGTCAGGGCTTCGCTCACCTTGAAATCAGCCAGGACGATATTTCAGTTATCCGCTTTGAGGGCGTTCAGGTTCGGATCATCAAAGTGAACAATGAACCGTGGTTTATTGCTAAAGACGTTTGTGCAGCCCTTGAATTATCAAATTCTCGTATGTCTTTACTAGCTCTTGATGCCGATGAAAAGGGGGTAAGTTTAACTTACACCCCTGGTGGCAATCAGAAAATGAATACTGTCTCTGAGTCAGGATTCTATAAGCTGATCGCTCGTAGCCGCAAAGCCAGCACTCCGGGCACTTTTGCACACCGTTTCAGTAACTGGGTATTCCGTGACGTGATCCCATCTATCCGTAAAACTGGTGCTTATGGCGTTCCGTTCGGGTTGCTGAATGACTTTACCCGGCGCAGCAATGAATATCGGAAAGTTTCGTCACAGCGTGGACGGGATCTGCAATCCTGCAAAGCAGAGAAAATCAGTTTAGAGACTGAGGAAAAGCAACTCTGGGATAAATATCAGCCTCAGTTGCCAGCTATGACAGGGGAGGAACCACAATGATCGGTATTGCTGAATTTAACTCCGCCATTGGCCGGATTAAAAACCATACAGAAATCACAGGTCATAATTGTGGACTTGAAAGCCTGAAAATTCTAACGCCAGATCTGGCGTATCACTCTGCTGGTGGGGAATACCGTTGCTCATATCTGAGCATCGAGTCGCAGATCTGCAACTCGCCAGGCAATAAAAAAGGCAGCACTGCGAATGCTACCTCTTTGAACCGTATTTTTCTGAAATACCAATTAAATCAGAGTGTCCATAATATCGCAAACCTGTGTTGGCGGAAAGTTCAGCCTTTTGGCTCAATACCTTGTCGTAATAGTTCTTTACGTGCCAGATCTTTTAGCCAATTGCCAAGGCTTACATTCTCTCTTTCTGCGGCGGCTTCTAATTGCTCCTTAAATTCAGGAACAAGTCTGATATTAAACATTGGTGATTTTCCGGCACCTTTCGGACTTTTATCTCTTTTTACCGTTGACATGTATAGACCCGTTGAAATAGTATTGATGCTGTTAGGTCTATACACTAACACATTTAATCTAGATAGAACAACGCCTCGAAGTGCGACTAACACTATCGAGGCGTCTAACCACAATGTTAATCGAGGTAACAGTATGGCTATGTATAAGTCTACCCAAACTCACCCCAAATTTAAATGGCGTTTCTTCTCATGCCAGCAGTCCAGATATTTCACCGTTGAAGCCCGCAGCGAACAGGAGGCCCGTTCTATGCTGCCTGATGCGCCGTGCCTTTTCTCTGCCCGGATCCGTCAGGGGGTGAACCATGCATAATCAGCAGATGAACTATTACCAGACACAGAGCGATTTACTGGAACTGGCCACAGTCACTGGTGACTTGCTGAAACTGATGAAAGAAATCACCTGTAACGGGTCTCCGGAACTAATCCGGTTTATTCCGACACTGGCAATACTGGCCACTGAAAATTGCGACAGACTTATGCAGGATATTGATTCCGGATACTGGGCTGCGGATCAGGAGGCGAATCATGGCTGATATTTATGATGCAGTGGTCCGTCACGATATGAACCTGCTGAGTACCGAAGCCCTGAAAAATATTATCCGGGATTCAGAGGAAGCCTGTAACGGCCTTGCGCTGGCAATGAAAACGGTCGGCCAGTTGGCATTCCATTCTCTGAACAGTGATGATTACACCGATCAGCAGGCACGGGATCACCTCAGTGGGTTAAGTGACCTGATGATGTATCTGCCGCGCATAGTGAACGGCATACAGCAGAATTTATTAACAGCACAGTATGAAATCAGCCGTCGCGGGGTTCAATCATGATCAGTAAATTACAGTTTAACCAACTGGCAGAGCAGGTACGCCTGTATGAAACCCGCCTGACAGAACTGGAACAGGTGATCGCCACTATGCAGCACAAGCACTCAATTCCGGAGGGAATGGCCCCGCTCACCACACTGGCGGCGGAAATGGGCTTATCCACCAGCAAGGCGGAATTGCTGGCCCGTAATTGTGGTGTGCTGGTAGTGCGTCAGGGGAATCAGCTTATTGTGAATGAATCACGGTACCGGGAAGCCGCAACTATTGTTATCAAAGGCGCAAAGCGGAAGGTCGGGAGTAAATACTGGTATCACCCGCTGATCGGTAAATTCATAATGACGGGAGGTGTACCAAAATGAGTTTAGCCGGAAAAAGGAAACTCCCTGAATGGTCTGATTCTTTGTTTGCATCCGTATATTTATGGATAAAACGCGGTACTCCGCCACAGAAAGCTGATTCTGATGCGTCAATTCTGCGGTACCCAGCGGATCACCGGCTGAATGCCTTGGCTATCCGTATGCGGTCGCTGGTGATGGAAAATGAGATAACCCCGGACTGGTTTACAGAGCAGGGATATCACTCAGCCTCAAATCCTGATAAAGCAGAAGGCAAGCGGAAAGCCGTGGTTCTGGAATACATCAGTGAAGATGAACTCAATACTGTGTTGTCAGATTCAGCCCGTGCCAATTACTTGTGGCCGCAGGAACCAGAACAGGGGAAAACCGTCACGGATGTTAACCAGCTGGGGGATGGCAGCCGGTTAAATACGGATGATATCAGCCTGCTTGATGAGGTAAATACAACATACACTCACGTTTATGCGTTTGGTGATCACCATGTGGTCAGTATGCGCCCCAACCCGGTAACGGGGGAAACGCACTGCTTCCAGACGCTGAACTCATTCCGGAATAACTTTCTCGATCAGGGCCGCATTGCCGGTCGCCGGTTGGGTGAGGCGTGGTTAAGCTGGCCGGGGCATTCCAAACAGATCGGTGGTGTCGGTTTTTATCCTAATCCCGAAAACTGCCCCCGTGATGTGTATAACCTGTTTACCGGGCTGAGTGTTAAGCCAGTGGCCGGTGATGTCACACCATACCTTGAACACCTGGATAAAGTGATTTGTGCCGGTGACAGTGAAACCTATCTGTACCTCATCGGCTGGCTGGCGCATCTGTTCCAGAGGCCGGAGGAAAAGCCGTCAGTGGCTATTGTGATGAAATCCATTGAGGGGACCGGTAAAGGTTCAATGGTTCGTCCGCTGCTGGAAATACTGGGTATGTACGCGATTCAGGTAAACGGTTCAGGGCAGATTGCCGGGCGGTTTAACAGCACAATAGCCAATAAGTTGTTTGTCTTCGTCGATGAGGCTGATTTGACCGATGGGCGGAGTGCGGATCGCCTGAAAGCGATAATCAGTGAGGATACCGTTAACCTTGAGCGTAAGGGGAAGGATCCGGAAATCATGCCGAACTATGCACGGTTTATTTTTGCAAGTAACCGGGATCGGGTTATTAATGCCGGGTTACGGGAACGCCGGTATCTGGTTTTAGAGCCTGATGCCATATACGCGCAGAACAAAGGATATTTTGACCGGTTACATCACTGGATCAGTGATAACGGCGCACAGAAACTGCTGGCGTGGCTACTGTCGTATGACCTGAGTCACTTTGACCCGAGACGGGCACCGGTAACAGCGGCGCTGGTGGAGGAGAAATTAGCCAGTATGCCGGCAGTTTACCAGTTTATTTACAGTGAGTTGTGGAGCCGTCAGCCGTTTAAGCTGCAATCCCGCGTTAATGCCACAGAGCTGGTGGAGATGCTGATTAACTGGAGTGAGTCGAACGGAGAGACAATAAAGCCCCCGGCGGCGCGTTCTGCAGTCGGCCGTATTATGAAAGCAATGGGTATTCAGGTTATGGGCCGTTCAGACAGAGGGGACGGGCGTTATTATGATTTACCGGATATCAGTGAAATGAAACAGGCCTTTGCCGCCATACTGGGAGAGAAAACGGAAAAACTGTTTACATAACACATGCACGGGAAATTGCTGTACCACCTGTACCGTTATCACTGAAACACTGATGAATACTGGCTTTACTGGTGGTATAGCAAATGGTACGGGTAATATATTTGCTGTACCACTTATACCAAAAACGGTACAGGTGGTATAGGTCAGTAATTAACCAAACCAAAGGTTAGCCCGTCTGTAAGCCTTGCTATATGCGGTATTGGGCGAAGTGGTACAGGTGGGACAGCAAAAACAGCAAATTCACCAGAAAAATGTTACAAGGTTAAAAATCAATCAAGGAGATTATATGCCGGTTACACCAGAAGATATCTGTGATTTTAATATTGAACATGGTATCCCCGATAATATTGAGTTACTGAATACCTATGAATATCGGGAGATTGTTAACAGCGAAGCATATTTTTATGAGGATCCGCACGGATTTTTGATGCATACACTATCCAATCAGGTTATTGCTAAAAACACGGAACAACTCGATGTGATTATTGAGCAGTTACAGGAAATCAGGATGAAAATGAGTAATCCACCTAAATGGTTGAGTGAGAAATAATATGAATGAATTTATGGAAGTGGTTAAAGACTCTTTTAATGAATCAACAAATCATCTTACGTGGGCTTTTTTTTCATTAGTTGCTGCATTTATGTTTGACAGGGCATTAGATCTTAAGGGATTTAAAAGAAAATGGGTCAATCGAATATTTAGATTTTTATTCAGAGTATATTTTTTCCTGTTTTTGATAATAGGTACCGTTAATATCATATTTATAAGCAATATCTTTACTAAAAATTTTGACGGATCTGTTTGGTCAAATGTATTTGGGATCTTAATTATGGTGATGGTTGTCGCAAATGCAGGGTTGTTGGTTATTGGGTTAGATGATAAAAAAAGTAAAGATATGTAAATTGTCAATACCGGTGTTTTCGTATGTTTACCGCAAAGTAATCACGGTGTTTTTTTAATAATTTTCAGATATATATTGATAAGTGGCACTCAGACGTGAGCCGCCACCGGGCCGGTTAATCAAGCTGCGCAAAGCAGCCTGTGTGACGCAGAAAAAGATTATCGGCCCATACCCTTTCTGCGCTGGTTTCACGTCTTAACATTTTATTGTTTACGGAAACCACTCATGAAGAAACTCCTTGAATTACGTCAGCAAAAAGCCGCATTAACCGAACAGATGCGTTCCCTGCTGAACAAAGCCGAAACTGAAAGCCGTTCCCTGACCACTGATGAAGCAAAAAACTTTGATGAATTGCGTAATCAGTCGGAATCCCTCAATGCCGAAATCGCCCGTTATGAAGCCCTGGCCGATGAAGAACGCTCACTGACCGGCAAGCCTGTGGACGATAACAAAAAGCCGGGTAACGATGAGTTACGCAGTTACATACTGACCGGTGAAACACGTGCATTATCGACAGGGGTTCCTGCTGATGGTGGTTATACCGTCATTCCTGAACTGAATAAACAGATTATGCAGCAACTGACGGACGAATCCGTTATGCGTCAGATCTGTACAGTGAAAACCATCCGCAGCAACGAATTTAAACAACTTGTATCTGCCGGTGGTGCGGTAGTCAATCACGGTGAGGAAGGTCAGGTACGTACTGAAACCGGTACACCAAAACTACATGAAGTCGGCATTAAGTTGTATCCGATCTACGCCTGGCCGAAAACCACACAAGAAATTATTGATTTCAGTGATGTGGATATCCTCTCCTGGCTGGCGACCGAAATCGGGGACACGTTCACCGATACTGAAGAAACGGATCTGGTGAAAGGTGACGGTGAAAAAAGAGCCAAAGGTTTTCTGTCATACCCGCGTGAGGCCAAAGGCGATAAAACACGTGCTTTCGGTAAGCTGGAAAAACTGGAAGTCGCCACACTTGTCGCAGACAGTCTGATTGATCTCAAATTTAAAATGCGTGCGAAATACCGCAAAAATGCCGTCTGGGTGATGAACTCCAATACGGCAGCCAAAGTGCAGAAACTGAAAAACGGGAACGGGGATTATATCTGGCGTGAGCGTTTACAGGCTGGTGATCCGGATACACTGCTGGGCCTGCCGGTGTATTACCTCGAAAATATGGCGGACGATGTGATTGCGCTGGGTGACTTTAAGCGCGGTTATTTCATTGTTGACCATGAAACCGGGACCCGTACCCGCCCTGACAATATTACTGAGCCGGGCTTCATTAAGATCCACACCGATAAATATTTAGGTGGCGGGCTGGTGGATTCCAACGCGATCAAAGTGCTGGAAGTTAAAGCTGCGGGTTAATAACTCAGGGAGCGTTCCTGTGATCTCAGGAGCGCTTTTTTGTCAGGAATAGGCTATGAAAAATACCGAGTTAGAAATACGCACCGCCACCCTGTCAGCCAGTGATAAAAAGCTGGTGGGCTATGTTATCAAATGGAATCATCGCTCTCACGTTCTGTGGGACGAGTTTACCGAACAGTTTGCCCCGGATGCGTTTAAAGCCGGTCTGCAATCCGGTAATGATGTCCGGGCACTTTACGAGCATGACCATACCAATCTGCTGGGACGCACCACATCAGGCACTTTACAGCTTTCCGAAGATGCCACCGGGTTACGCTTTGAGTTAACTCCGCCGGATACGCAGTTAGGCCGGGATGTGCTGGCACTGGTTGAACGTGGTGATATTGACGGCATGAGTTTTGGTTTCCGTACCATTAAAGATCACTGGGATATCGGGCAGAAGCCGTATATCAGGACGGTTATTGAGGCTGAACTGCGGGAAATTACAGTGACCAGTATTCCTGCATACCCGGACAGCGGTGTGGAGATAGCAAAACGTTCTCTGACTGTGACAAAACAGGCTTCGGATGGCCTGCGTGATCGCTGGCTGCAACTGTCAGAGGTGGGATAATGTGGCCGTTCAGACGTAAACAGCCGGAAAACCGCAGTATGACGATTGATGAGCTGCTTTCTATGGCGGGTGTCCCCAATACCAAATCCGGCGAATATGTCACCCCGTCTGTTGCCGAGGGATTACCTGCGGTGATGAATGCTGTGACGGTTATCAGTGAGGCGGTGGCCTCCATGCCGTGTTACCTCTATCGTGTCCACAATAACAAAGGGCAGGAATCGCGGGAATGGTTAAGCGATCATCCGGTGGATTATCTGCTGAATGAAACCCCGAACGACTGTCAGACCGCCTTTCAGTTTAAACGCACGCTGATGCGCCACTGTCTGCTGAACGGGAATGCCTACGCGGTGATCCGCTGGGGCAGAGACGGCCAGCCGGAATCTCTGCATCCGTACCCGCCCGCTGCTGTAGTGCTGAACCGTCTGAGCGATCACCGGTACAGCTACACCATCACTGAACCGTACAGCGGCGTGGTTAAAACGTATTTACAGGAAGAAATCCTGCATCTGCGTTATGCGACCGATGACGGTTATCTGGGGCGCTCCCCGGTAACTATCTGCCGGGAAACGCTGGGCTTAGGGTTGGCGCAGCAGCGTCACGGAGCCAGTATCATGAAAGACGGCATGATGGCCGCCGGTGTGATTAAGTCCGGTGAATGGCTGGACGGCGCCAAAGGACAGAAAGCTCTTGATGCGCTGGAACGGTATAAAGGCGCACGAAATGCTGGTAAAACGCCGATACTTGAGGGCGGTATGTCGTATGAGCAGTTAGGGATGAGTAATCAGGATGCTGAGTGGTTAGCCTCGCGACGGTTTACGATTGAGGATATCGCCCGGATGTTCAATATCAGCCCGATATTTCTGCAGGAGTATTCTAACAGCACGTACAGCAATTTCAGCGAAGCATCCCGCGCATTGCTGACGATCACAATGCGCCCGTGGCTGGCGAATTTTGAACAGCAGATAAAATCAGCCCTGCTGGTGGCTTCCCCGTTGCCCGGGGTCCGTTACCAGGTGGAATTTGATACCGCCGATCTGCTTCGCGCCAACCCCCGCGAACGTTTCCTCAGCTACGAAACTGCCATTAAATCCGGTGTGATGTGCCCGAATGAAGCCCGTGAGCGTGAAGGGTTGCCACCGCGTGAAGGTGGTGATGAGTTCAGCCAGGCATGGAAACAGACTGTAGAGGTTAAGAAAGGAGCGGATGAGGTGAAAGATGATTAAACCTGAAATCAGCCTGGCTGATATTAAGCTCCACTGCCGTATTGATGGTGATTATGACGATGCCATTTTAACAGTCTATAAGGATGCCGCACTGGAGGTCTGCCAGCGGCATATCGGTAAACGCTTTGATAACGGGCTGGAGTTTACCCCGGCCATAAAAGTGGGCTGCCTGATGTATATCAGCCTGCTTTATGAGAACAGGGAAATGGCAGGTCATGAGAATCTGAAAGAGGTTCCGTTAACGATTGATTCTCTGTGGTCTGTTTACCGGGATGTGGGGATTTATTAAATGCCGTGGCATCCCTTAAAACGATGCAGCTATCCCGGTTGTAATAAGCGGGTGAAATCAGGCCGCTGTGATGAGCATAAGAGAGAGATGAGACGGCAGCAGGACAGCAGACGCGGCACCCGTACCGAACGTGGCTACAGTAACCGGTGGGGCCGATACCGCCTGATGTACTTAAAAGCGAATCCGTTATGTGTCTGTTGTTTCAGGTCGGATATCTACACCCCGGCAACTATTGTCGATCATATTATCCCGATAGAGGGCGAGCAGGATGTGCTGTTCTGGCCTGAATGGAATCACCAGCCGTTATGCCACACCTGCCATAACAGGAAGACGCAGCAGCAGGATCCGGCAATCAAACAGAAGCGGAAAAATGGTGCATACCGTGAACAGGAAGAAAAGGCCGCACGCCATAATGACTGGATACATGAGCATAACCGTAATGCGTGAAGATGAAATAAATCAACTGATTAAAGGGTTACTGAAACACAGTGAACCCTACAGACAACAGCAATGGAAACGTGCTGAAAAGCTCGTGGCGAAGCGCATATCACAGCGTGACAGGGAGATAACAGAATGTTTCCGCAATCGTCAGTGAGGCGTACAGCGGGGTGGGGGTATTGAAAATGACAGAGGCCTCGCCTGACGGAACCGAGCCCCGCCTCAGATTTTTACGCACGGCAATTTTTTCAGCAGCAGTAAGTACAGGAAAACAGGATAATTATGGCAAGATCCCCCAAACCACCAATGTATTTAAATGATATCGCCTCGCAGCAGTGGAAAGCCAGGGCGAAACAACTGGCCGAACGCGGCGACCTGACGCCGGCAGACTGGAGCAACCTCGAATTGTACTGTGTTAACTATGGTATCTACCGCAAAGCCGTTGAGGACATTGAGTTGCGCGGTTTTGCCGTTGAGGGTTCACGAGGGGCGGCCACCAGTAACCCGTCATTAAAAGCGAAAGCGGACGCGGAAAAAATCATGATTAAAATGTCCTCACTGCTGGGATTTGATCCGGTATCACGGCGCAGAAATCCGGTGGAGACGGACGAAGAGGATGAGTTAGACCGCCTGTGAATCCGTGGGAACAGTATGCAGAGGATGTCAGAAGCGGCAGAATACCGGCCTGTAAGCGTTTAAAACAGGGCGTTGAGCGTTACTATGCTGACCTGAATAACCCGCTTTACACATTTGATACGGCGATTGTGACGCGCTTTATCGGGTTCTCCCGCGTCTGTCCGCACGTTAAAGGGCATCTGCGGGGTAAGCCGATAGAGCTTGAACCGTGGCAACAATTTGCCTTTGCCAACCTGCTGGGGTTTAAGGTTCGGGCGACCGGCCGCCGGAAATACCGCAGTGCCTATATTCAGGTGCCCCGGAAAAATGCCAAATCAACGGTGGCCGCAATACTGGCAGACTGGTTTCTGGTGATGGAGGACGGGCAGCAGGATATTTACACCGCTGCTGTGAGCCGGGATCAGGCGCGCATTGTGTTTGATGATGCCCGGCAGATGTGTCTGCTGTCTAAGCCGCTGAAAAAACGGGTACAGATACAGCAGCACAAAGTCATTAATCCGAAGCGTAACAGCCTGTTAAAGCCGCTGGCGGCAAAAGCGGCCACCATTGAGGGGACTAACCCGAGCCTTGCGATTGTTGATGAGTACCACCTGCACCCGGATAATGCGGTTTACTCTGCCCTTGAGCTGGGGATGGGGGCACGTCCGGAGGGCATTCTGTTTGCCATCACCACCGCCGGGAGCAACGTTATTTCGGCCTGTAAGCAGCATTATGATTACTGCTGTCAGATCCTCGCCGGAGAGGAGCAGAATGAATCGTTGTTTGCTCTGATTTACGAGCTGGACGATGAAAAGGAAATCGACGATGAACGGCTCTGGATTAAGGCCAATCCGAACCTGAACGTGTCGGTGGACGGTGATGCCCTGTATGACACGATACAAAAAGCCCGCGGTATTCCCTCGCAGTGGACGGAAATGTTAACCAAACGCTTCAATATCTGGTGTCAGGGGGAAACGCCGTGGATGGGGGAAGGTGCGTGGGCTGCGTGTGCGCTGGACTATGAGGAAACGGACCTGCTCGGTATGGAGTGTTATGCCGGTATGGATTTATCCTCAACGGGGGATATCACCAGTGTTTGTTATACATTTCCGGTGGAAAATGAACTCTGGTTACTGACCCGGCACTATATCCCCGAAGCGCAGTTACAAAATCCGGCCAATAAGAACCGGGCGATTTACCGGCAATGGGCAAAACTGGGCTGGCTGAGGCCAACACCGGGTGACTGTATCGACTATGACCGTATCCGTGATGATATTCTGCGGGACAGCCAACTGTTCAGTATCCGGTTAACTGGGTTTGATACCTGGAACGCGACCCACCTCCGGACACAGTTACAGGGGGCGGGGCTGGATGTGGAGCCATTCCCGCAAACCTATATGAAATTTAGTTCGGTATCCAAATCCGCCGAGGTGTTTGTTAACCGCAGAATTATTCGGCACAACGGGGATCCGGTGCTGACCTGGGCGATGTCCAATGTGGTGATGGAAACGGACGCAAACGCCAATATCAAACCGAACAAAAAAAAGTCAGCCAACAAAATAGACCCAGCCATTGCGTTTCTGATGAGTTTCGGGACATGGCAGATTGAACATGAAGATTTTGTTTTCAAATTAACGGGTGAGCAAAAAGTGCGTTTAGATGCATTTGATGGTGTGTGATTGTTATTTTAATGCTAAAGGATAACTACTTTAAAAGCTAGTTATCCATTTTGTATACACGCTAAAAATTGTTCAAATTAAAATTTGAACCCATAGTGCAACGAATAAATGAATCATAGTATGAAGTTAAATTTGTGTTTTTTTCGTACAGTATTCTTGGGATATCATTAAGAGAAGCGGTATTTTGGTGATAGTATCTATTAAAAGATCCACTGGATAGCACTGAATTATAATTATGGTTGATTACACTATCATGAATATGGTCTCGACCAATATACATTGCAGTTAATAGGGCATAGCAATCATCTTGAGTATAATTTTTTAAAAAATTATTAGCATCTTGTTCACTTGAAAATGGAATAAGTGGCTTGATATTATTTATGAGGTTTTGTATATGCATAATATATCTCCTTTATAAAGGTATGCTTTAACAGTGATTAATGTAATGGAGGTTTTTAAAAAATCAAGGGGGAGAATTCATAAAGAAAATATACCTCTCAAAATTAATTTATTTTAATACGGCTTGATGGATTTGCTTTCAATAAAGTCTTCGTCATTATCTTCATTCTTAACAGGGTTGCATTGCCTTGGTAAACCGTATCAACTAGCAACGTAACAATACTAGGGGAATCACCAGATCCTTGAGTCCAATTTTGACGTTTTTCAGACCAAGTGGAGAACAAACTTTCGTATGCGTTCGGTGCGCTGACTAACACCGTTTCACAGGGTTACCCAGTGCCGATTGGTTACGGAAAACGCCGTATCAGTGGTGCCATTATCTCCGCCGGTATCTACGTTGAGGATGCAATGTGAACACAAAACCGCAGTTATGGCCAACGGTTGAGCAGTTTACCCACGAGGTCATTATTCAGACAAACACAGACCCGGTACCGGTGATGATCACCTACACCGTGCCACCTTTTGAGGAAGTTGTCGAAGACTGGCAGAATACGGACCCGGCAAAAAGCTACCCGTAGTTACGACAGTTTATTATCGGCTGGGATTTACAGGAGACGCTGACAGATACGATGTTAAAATCGTTTCTTGCATCATACAGCGGGACATACGAAGCTATTCTGAATGGCTGGTGTGAGTACATGAAAAGAATATTAGAGATTACGCAAAATTCATATTTTGCATCATCTGAGTTAATTTATTGATGATATTTAACTAAAAAGCCCTTTAATAAAAAATAAAAGGCTTTAAATTTAAAGTATTATAATTTTTGATAACTCTTATATTATTAGCAGGATGGGAGTGAGAGTAGGTTGTTGTTCCATCTACCATCTGCATAGGTACGAATAAATTTAGGCCTGTTACCTCCAGGGTCAACCACGCCTACATCAGCTCGATTACCATAATTATCAGTTACATAAAACGTATGCTGTTGGTTTTCGATTGCGCTAACTACTTGAGCTACGGTCCATCTACTACCTTGAGGTCTAAACTGAGGGCTACCAACATGGGTAATATGCTCATGTGCTGCATTAGTACTGGAGAGCGTAATACAGGTAATGCGTACATCTGTCATAAAGCAACTCCTTTTTTAGTATAAAACAATGAGTTGATAAATTTGATGCATTTTTGGGGAAGCCCGGCTTTCGCCGGGCGGGCTTGTTACGCTGTTACTTACGTAAGATATGCACTAGTGCTATACCAAGAGGCACCACAATAAATGGGCTTAGACCAATATTGCTTAGCGTCATTAGTAAGCCACTTAAGGCAAACATACGCTTTGACAGCAGGTCTGAGCCCTTAATAGAGTTAGTCAT